CAGCACCATCAGGGTTGGAATCATAGCACTCGTTAAGTGTTTCTTGAGATAAGATTTTATCTGCAGGTTTATAGATTGCAATACACATTATACATACTCCTTTAAATGATAACTAAGTTCTGGGAACATACGCTTTCTACTAGATAACCAATGCATGAATGCTTGATAGTGTGTCTGTTTCTTTAAGGATTCATTAGATTGGGCTGGGCTACAATAGTCTACTAATGCTTGAACAAACTGTAAGCGACTAGCAAATTCTTTGTAGTTCATAGGTGTTGCAAACAATCTAACTTCGATTGTCTTTTCATTAAGAAGATTGAGTGCATTGTATCTGTTACCACCACTTCTATGTGTTCTTAAGAATGTAATAGTACGTTCACTTTCCATACGAGCATATTGATTATCTATACGACCTGCAATGTGATGTATAAATTCTTTATTATCTAAACGATTTAAGAATTCAATCAGCTTTCCAATTGTCAACTGTGACAAGGGTTTGCGACTGATATGAACATGCATACCTACATTGTTTGCTATCTTAAGATCAGGTGGTATATTATCGTAGAATTTCTTGAAGATGTCAAGATGTATATCTAATGTAGCTGGACATGTAACAATCTCAAAGCCATTACGAATTGAACCATCTGTTTTCATAAGAGCATGACCATGCATTAGTTTACCAACACCTATTTGTGCACGATTACGATTGTTTGTTTCATACTCAAGTTCACAACCTAGATACACAGTATTAGGTTTAACACGAGTAGCCTTAAACTTAAGCATGTTTTCTACACGAGTAGAATAGTTATGAAGTTTGTATGATGCATCTAAACAATGATGACATACTTTGTTAACCATAAGTTCGGTAACAGTTTCATTACCACAATTGGTACATGATTCAATATCTACTTCACCACGATTATATATGTTACCATCATGAAAGAATTGTTCAGGCTTGAGCCATATATCATGTCTATCATTGAATCTATAGCCATAGTCTATTGGATCAGTTGATTTATGTATGTGTTCCCATTCTGTACTACCAAGCCTTACTCGTTTTTGAGTGCCATCTACATAATATTCTTCTGTTAAGAAGTCTTTATACCAAGCCCATTCAGGTATATTTTTAACAGCAAATATACTACCAATTGATGTAATTCCAGAGTCATCTGCATTTTCTGCTTGAGCAGCCATGTGTACTGCTTTGTCAAGCATGTGTTGAGTAACCCAACTAGATCGTAATGTATTAGAACGAAGTCGTCTTCTTAATGCACCCCAGAATCCTTTCTTTAGACTTCCATTTTTATTATGGAATTCCATTGGATTAGCAAGGTAATATAAAGCATCAATAATTGTAGAACCATTAGCTCTGTAATTTTGATGGCTTATTAAGTTAGTTTCTCTACATGCATCACGATGCACATTATAGATAGTTAAGCGTCTATTTTTGTTTGCTTCATCGTTTGTATAGAATTGTATTACACGCTGTTCTTTGTACCAAATGGTAGATAAAGTAAAAGTACTACGAACAGTTGCTTGTTGTTCATAGTCCCAACTTGTATCTTCTTTAGTCCAATAGGTTTGTCTTATGTCGGGATGTTCCCATCTAAACATATTGAATACTTTATTGAAATCACTAAAACTATATGGTTTCATGACTATCTCCTTTTATGGTTTCTAGGAAATCTCTTGGTGGTTTTTTATATGCACGGACAATTATAAATTCTTTTCTGTCCTTGCCCCATTTAACTCTAGCACAATTATCCCATCCATCTCCCCAAAATGCATCAAAGAGAGTACGAGTAATATATTTATACTTTAGTTCCATGATTGACTCCATTGATTACGGGTAAAATTACCCATATAACACACTCGTACGATTGTCCGCAACGCGTGGCGTGGTCGGCAATCTACGAATGTATTATAAGAGTTCATTTACTGACAATAAAAGTAACGAGGATCAATTAATGTTAGTAATAAAGCAATAGTTGATAATGCTAGACAAATAGATATAAATCCTAATACTATTTTATCCATAAGTGTATACTTATGACAATGTTTTGGTATAAGATTATCGAAATCATGTTCGCAATTACACATCTAATTTCTCCTTTATAAGTTGTTTAATATTATTATTCATTTTACTTAATACAAATGCACATCCATACTTGTCAATACAATTTTGAAACTCTCCAATTACATGATAGAAAAAAGCTTCTTCTTGATCTATTTGAGCATCAAGATTTTCATGATTATCAAAGTCATCTGCCATCATATTCTCCTTTATAGAATATCATTTTATCATACTTTGCAACATATTTTACTTTCCAATACTTTGGTTTACTAATGGACGTATCATGAAAATAATTAGCGTCCCCAACTGGGTTGGACGCATAATTATGAATGATACGATAAGCTTTGTGTCTATATTGTGCTAAAACTATTTCTGAAGGATACTTTTTAATTCCTTGTTTTAATTGAGTAATATAATGAAATGCACCAGGTTTATGTGTTACTTTACAAACTTTATCAGGATTGTATTTAGCACGATTCATTACAACATATCCAACAGCATTTTGCACAATTTCAGTTTGAGTACCTGCTTCTCCATATAATATTAAGGCTAAACAGAAAGATGGTGTTAACATAAAATGCCCTATTAGTTGTTTACAAAAATCTAGTGACCGACCTACTATTTAGTAATAAATAGTTGTTTAGTTGTAAAGATTATGCGTAGCATAAACATAGACTTTAGAAAATCTTTGAAGTTAATCATAGATTTCTTTTTGTAACTCATGTTCTATTGCACAAAAAGTTAAGTAGTTTACTTCAGAGATTTTTGCTTCTCTTTCTATTCTCCAACCTTTGTAGAATAGATAGTCAGACAGTTCATCATAAAACATTGTAGCATTTGTTTTTGTATTACGCAGTTTATAGAATTTATCTAACATGTTATATCCTTAAAAAGAAAGAGCAGAGCCGAAGCCCTGCCCTGATTAATATTAAGCAACTTGACCAGCATCACCACTATTTGTTTCTTGACCAATGGTAATTTCAGCAGGACCACGATTGTCTCGTAGAGATGCTTCTCTTTTGTAAGATTCTCTTAGTGATGCTATTTCGTCTACTAAATCGTAGACTTCTTTAGCAAGAGGGTTTTTGAATCTAGGATTGCTCATTTGATAAGCAACTTTTTCTAAACTTTGTTGAGCTAAGAACAAGTGCATACCAGCTGGTGCTTTTGCAACTATTGCATTGTAACCTTCGAAGTCGAATGAAGGACCTGAGTAAACTTTTGTAGATGTAGTCATATTATGATTTCCTTTAGTTATTTTAAATTTTAAGAGAGGAACTACTCCCACTCGCTGAGAGTAGTTACTCGGTAGGTATTACTATTCTGTTTCAAGTGAATCTAAGTAAGCTTCATATTCTGCATCTTGTTCTGCCAATGACCACATAGCATCATAGTCATCAGTTTCCATATCGTCATATGAAACATCATATTGAGGGTCCATATAGTTAAAAAGATAGAGCTGTTTAGGGTCTTGCATAATATACTCCTTAGTAAAGCGTGGTGACCGACCACGGGCGGTTTAATTGAATAGTAAGTAAAAGCTAGAACCGTAGAGATTTGGTCTAATTAAGCACAAGAGACTTGGTTTAATTGTTTGTTTAATACCACGATATTTATCATATTGCATTGAGCGTCGTTTGTCATTTGGGAAGAATTTGTTGCGACAAAGTGGAAAGCTTTTGAGTCTAATATTGGGTTTCATTTTAGTGTTCCTTTGGTTTTAAAAAGATAAGGGTTGTATATATAGGACTTAACCCTTAGGATATATGCCAGATAATTGAACTATTAAGAAGTCAATAACTAAATGAAATTGTTTACACATATAAAGGGCACGCAACGCGTGCAAATAAACAGAGCGGGTTTGGCGTAAAGAATTTACGGGTTCATTTAGTTCTTGACTGGCTTCAGCCCAAGAGGTATTCTTGTGTGCTATTGATACCTATTGTAATGCTTTTTGTTACTCTCAAGAATTCCTTGCAGTCTTAATAGTTCTATTATCCAATATAATCCGCGGTTAAGTCATATATATATAACATAAGTCTGGGTCTGCTAGGGCAGACCGTACTCCTCGTATAACATAATAGCTCTAACTTATGTCATTAGTAATTCTGATTGTACCTTACGACCGTTTGTGTCGCGAGTTTTAGATGCTTGTTGATTACTCTAAAACAAATAAACACTAATCAGAATTAGTAATTACTTAGTTAGAGTTTATGTTCGAGGACAGACTTATACATCAAGTAGGTTCTAATCGCATTTCATTACAGCGTAATTAAATGCAGTATTAGACATCTTTAATGCTTAAATAGACAGGCTTTTTAATACACTTACAATACATTTCCTTGATATAAATATTGAGACTTGATTCTCCCAAAAATATTTATAGGAATCATCAGCTTAACTATCAATGGTATAGGTAGTATAGTATGGGTAGTAAGTATAGGTATGTGTACCACATCACTGTCTTATACTTGAGATAAAGATGTTAGCTCTAGTTGATTAAGTATAATATAGTGTCTATAGGGGGGGTAGGTGAAACCTAACCACCATTTAATTATTGGATCACACTGGTGATACGAAAGGGTAAATTGAAGGGGATTAAAGACCTCTCCTAAAGGAGACTAGAATGTGCTCAGTGTGCTAACTAAGTGCGGATTATGTGCACACTTCGCATAAGCTTGTGTGTACAGAGAGGAGTATTAAATATAACTTGACTTTAATTAAAGAATATGATATAATTAATAATAATAATTATAATAACTATAACTATTACTATAACTATTACTATAACTATTACTATAACTATAATTACTATTATAAGAACTATAACTACGTCTTAAAACTAAAATAAGACTTCTCTAAATAATACTTGACTTTTAAATTAAACTATGTTATAATTATTGTATGAGTCTATATTCGTCTAAAGAGAGAACAAAGTATGCCTTTTACAACTAATGGTCGTAGAGACTATAAAAAAGAATTAAATTGGGAACATAAATCTAAACCTAATCGTGTTAAGGATAGAGCTTCTCGAAACAAAGCTAGAAAAGAAGTAGGTCTTAAAGTAGGGGACTCTCGTCAAGCTGATCATAAGAAAGCTTTAGATTCTAAAGGAAGTACTAAAAAAACAAATATACAAATTCTTTCTAAAGAAGCTAATGCTAAAAAAGAAGTTAAAAGAAAACGTAAGTATCCAGGTAATAATTAATGGCAGGGCGTAGATCAATAGAAACTATAAATAAAATTAGAGAGGTAAATGGATTACCACTAATTAAAAAAAAACTACCTAAGAATAATTCTATTCTTCCAGTAAGTAAAAAAGCTAAGAGTCAAGAAGTCTTGGCAATTATGCTTGGTAATAAAGGAAAGAGTGTAGTTCAAAAGGTTTTAGATAAAGCATTAAATGATGATGATGAAGATCAGATGGCTTGTCTTAAGTTAGTTATGGATAGAGTTATACCAGCAGACTATCTTACTAAAGCTAAAGGTAGATCAAATCAAATAACAATTCAAGTAATGGGTGTTGGAGAAACAATTATTAACTCTTCAGAAGAAGAGGTTGAAAGTTTACCAGAGGATGAAATAGAAGACAATAATGGGGAAAGAGAATAAATTTACACCTTTTACAATTATTGCTGACTGGTATAATAAACCAGGTTACTTTAATATGAAAGAAAAAGCAGAAACTCCTGGAAATAATCTTTATGGTTCTAAAGGAACTGTTTTAGGAGCAAGTGATGCTTATCGACATCTTGTTGGACAAGCTCTTTATGCTAAAAAATTTGGAGAGACCATTGCAAAAACTATGGGAAATATGCATGAAATGTATTTTTCTGAACAAGATCGAGAAGTTTATAAAGAAGAAACGGCAATGGATAGACATAATAATAATATTGGTTTAAGAATTGCTAGAGAAGCTAAAACAGAAGAAGATATTTATAGATTAGCTAAAGAGGCAATAGAAAATAAAGAAGCTCTTTATTATGATAATAAAACAGCAAATGAAAAAAGAATAGAAATAGATAGAATAAAAGAAAGTTTACTTAACTAAGATTGACAAACTTACAAGTAAAATTACATGATAAGCAACTTGAAGTCTTTAATGATAAGACTCGTTTTAAAATTGTAGCTGCAGGAAGACGATTTGGTAAGAGTCGATTAGCTGCCTGGATGCTTCTTATAGAAGCGTTAAAGAGTAAAGAGAAAGATGTATTTTATGTAGCTCCTACTTATCAACAAGCCAGGGATATTCTTTGGGGCCTTCTTAAAGAGCTAGGTCATGAGGTAATAGCAAGTGCACATGAGAATACTTCTATCCTTACTTTAGTTAATGGTAGAAAGATTTATTTAAAAGGAGCTGATAGACCTGACACTCTTCGTGGAGTTGGTTTAGCATTCCTAGTAATAGATGAATACGCAGATATTAAACCTAATGTATGGGAACAGATCTTACGACCAGCCTTAGCTGATGTGCAAGGTGGTGCTCTTTTTATTGGAACTCCAAAAGGAAGAAATCATTTTTATGAACTATTTAAATATGCTGAAGCAGATAAAGATAAAGAATGGACGTCATTCCACTATTCATCATATGACAACCCCCTTATCCCAGCCACTGAAATTGAAGCTGCTAAACTTTCTATGTCAAGTTTTGCTTTTAGACAAGAATTTATGGCTTCCTTTGAAGCAGCCAGTAGAGATATCTTTAAAGAAGATTGGATTAAAGTAGATGAAGAAGAACCTAAAGAAGGTCGTTTTTTCATTGCTGTTGACTTGGCTGGGTTTATCAATGTGGATAAAGAGTCAGGAACAAAAAATAGTAAACTGGATGAAACAGCAATTGCTATAGTTAAAGTTACCGATGAGGGTTGGTGGGTAGCTAATATAAAACATGGCAGATGGGACATTAAAGAAACTTGCTCTCAAATTATGAGTGCCGTTGTACAGTATGAACCAGTAGCTGTAGGTATTGAAAAGGGTAGCTTAAAGAATGCAGCTCTTCCTTATCTTATGGATTTAATGAGAAGACACAATCATTATTTTAGAATAGATGATGTGACTCACGGTAATCAAAAGAAAACAGATCGTATAGTATGGGCTCTACAAGGTAGGTTTGAACATGGAAAAGTTACACTTAACATGGGAGACTGGAACAATGAGTTCATTGATCAGTTGCTTAATTTTCCTAATCATTTGCTTCATGATGACTTAGTGGATGCTTTAGCGTATATAGATCAAATACAAATTGTAGAATATTTACAAGACTATGAACAAGAAGAATATCAAATATTAGATGCAGTCTCTGGTTATTAAAAGGAAAATATAAATGGAACAAAATAAATTAGTTGAATGGGTTTTAAGTTATATTGAAGACTGGAGAGACCACAGAGATACTAATTATCTTTCTGATTGGAAAGAGTATGAAAGACTTTGGAGAGGGGAGTGGGCTGCTGAAGATCGTTTAAGAGATTCAGAAAGAAGTCGTATTACATCTCCAGCTTTACAACAAGCTATTGAAAACCATACAGCTGAAATTGAAGAAGCTATTTTTGGACAAGGTGATCATCTTTTTGATATTCAAGATGACATGGCAGATAGAGAGCCTCAAGATATTGAGTACCTTAAAGCCTACATGAAAGAGAATTTTAAAAAGACTAAACTTAGAAAAGCAGTTGGTGATGTTACTCTTCTTGCTTCTATTTATGGAACAGGGATTGGTGAGATTGTTTTAAAGAGAACAAAAGAACTTATTCCTTCTACAAGACCTATGTCTGAAGTAGGAGCAACTGCAATTGGAGTAGAAGAAAAAGATAAGATCAATGTTATTCTTAGAGCTATTTCTCCACAAAACTTCTTAATTGATCCTACTGCTACTTCTATTGAAGATGCTCTTGGTGTTGCTATTGAAGAATTTGTATCAGCACACAAAGTTGCTGAAAATATAAAAGCTAAAATTTATAAAGAAACAAAATTAGTAGATGATGCCCCTTCTGATAAAGACATTGAACCTTCTTGGATTGACCAAGAAAGTCATGATGATAAAGTTAAAGTATTACGCTATTATGGTTTAGTTCCTCTTTCTTTACTAGAAGCAGTTGATAATGATGTTGTTGAAATTTTAGAAAAAAAGAATGAAGACAAATCAGATTTAATGGAAGAATATGGAGATTTAGTAGAAGCTATTGTTGTTATTGGTAATGATAGTGAACTATTAAAAGCTGAACGTACTCCTTACATGATGAAAGATCGTCCTGTAATTGCTTATCAAGATGATACCGTTCCTAATAGATTTTGGGGTAGAGGGGTAGCTGAAAAAGGCTACAACATGCAAAAAGCAATTGATGCTCAACTTCGTAGTCATTTAGATTCACTAGCACTTACAACTGTACCTATGATGGGTATGGATGCTACTCGTTTACCTAGAGGATCTAAGTTTGAAATTAAACCAGGTAAGAGTGTTCTTACTAATGGTAATCCTTCTGAGATCTTAATGCCATTTAAGTTTGGTCAAACAGATGGTGGAAACATACAAACAGCACAAGCTTTTGAAACTATGTTATTACAAGCCACAGGAACTTTAGATACACAATCTACACAAACACAACCTGCAGGTGGTGAGCTCTCTATCACTCTTTCTAGTATTCTTAAAAAGAATAAACGCACATTAGTAAACTTCCAAGATCAATTCCTTATTCCATTTATTGAAAAGGCAGCTTGGAGATTTATGCAGTTTGATCCTGAAAACTTTCCAGTTCAAGATTGGAAATTTATTCCATCGTCAACTCTTGGTATGTTAGCAAGAGAAGTAGAACAAATGCAGTTTATTAATTTAATGAAAACTTTAGGTCCTGATAGTCCTTTAGTTCCTATCTTAATGCGTGGTGTTATTGAAACTTCTAGCTTAGCTAATAGAAAGCAACTTATTACTATGCTTGAACAACAAATGCAACCTAATCCAGAACAACAAAAAATGCAAGAAATGCAACAACAACTTCAATTTGGTTTAGTTCAATCTCAAATTAATGACTTTAATTCTCAAGCTCAAAAACAAACTGCTGAAGCTCAAAAGGTCTCAATAGAATCTCAATTTATCCCTCAAGAGGTTCAAGCTAAATTAGCAGCTGCCCTTTCTACTAATTTAGATCAAGGAACAGCAGATGATAAAGAGTTTGAACGAAGAGCTAAAGTAGCAGAGCTTCTTATTAAAGAAAAGAACGTTAATCTTAAAATAAAAGATATGGAACAAAATAAAGAAATAGTTATGATGCAAATGCAAAAGAACTTGACAAAATAGAAGTTCTATGATATAATTGTTATATGAATACTATTATAACACAATTTTAAAAAAGGTGCAATAGTTTGGATAAAGACTTACAAGAATACTATGAAAATAGGTTTTCTATGATGGCTTCAGAAGGATGGACAAATGTTATAGAGGATGTTCAAGAACTTTTTGATGTTTACAATAAAATAAATACAGCTGATTCGTTTGAAGAGTTTCATAAACGAAAAGGTCAATTAGATATACTTCAATGGCTTCTGTCACTTAAACAAGTATCAGAGCAAACCTATGAGGAATTAAAAAATGAAGAAGTTATTTGAGTTTAAGTGTTCTTCATGCGAAAGCATCTTCGAAGAACTTACAGAATACAAATTAATTTCAACATGTACTTCTTGCAATTCTACAGCTAATAAAATTATTAGTTCACCTAGAATTGTATTAGAAGGGCATTCAGGAAGTTTTCCAGGTGCGGCAAGTGCTTGGGAAAAAAAACACAAACAACAACTTGCTAAAGAGATTAAGCAGCAAAATGCTTAAATTCTTTCCTAAAATGCTAATCGCACAGGAGAAATAATATGGCAAGACTAATAGATGAAATCTTAGTAAATGATTTAGAAGCTTCAAGCCTTAATGACATGTTTCCAGCTGACAAAGTTGAGGAACCTAAAGTAGAAGAGGTAATAGAATCT